CATTCGGTATTCCGATTGTTGAAGTCCCACTTCTTTCAGAGACACAGACTGGTACATACGCAACACCAACAGGTTCACATGGAGATATCCACTTGACATTCCCAAATAACGTAGTTATTGGTATCAAGCGTGATGTAACTGTTTACCGTTTCTTCCAGCCACGTAAGGACACAATTGAGTACACAATGTATACTCGTGTTGGCGTTCAGATCGAGCAGGCAGACGCTTGGGTAGTTGTAAAGAACGTTAAGGTTGCTTCTTAATTAATTTAAGATAAAACCCTAGAAAGGCCCCTAATTAATTTTAGGGGCTTTTCATTTTAATTTATCAATGCTATAATTGAAGAACCTAACAAAGGAGAAATATATGTCATTTGAGACATTGAAGGTCGCAGAACTCAGAAAAATTGCAGAGGACTTTGCAGTTGATACTGATGGTATTAAAAGTAAGACAGATATCGTAGCCGCCCTTGCGGAAGAGGGAGTCACTTGGTCTGTTTATCAAAAAACTATTAAAGATATCGAAGACGCAACAGATGAATTTAACGAAGACGCAGAAGAGATTCTTCCTAGATTTAACCTAGATGCTCAGCCAGAAGATACAGTTCTAGTTAGAATGACTAGAGAAAACTTTAGATACGATATCATAGGATTTACATTTACAAAAGAGCACCCTTTTATTGCAATGACAGAAGAGAATGCTCAAGAAATTTTTGATAAGGAGGAGGGCTTCAGATTAGCAACTCCAAAGGAAGTTCAGGAGTATTACAACTAATCTAAGCCTATAACATGGCAGAGATATACGTAAACAGCAATTCACCAATTAAGACAAAGATCTATTGGGAGGGTGAACTAATAACACCTTCCAGCGTTGTAACTGCAAAAGTTTATGACGTTACAAAAGATCCGACCAATGTCATACTACCGACAACCATATTGACAACAATTAATGCAACGGCGGTAGAGACAGATATTGGAACCTATCAAATAGTGTTGCCATTTTCGTATTCGTCATATCCTAGAAACTTTAAAATTGTTTGGCAGTACACAATGTATGGCGGGGCAGTAGGAACTCATACTACATATGCTAATGTAGTAACTCCTTATATCAACATAAACGAAGAGATAGAAGATTTAAACTTTGGGGCGGATCCAAGCGATCCAAACTATAAGACATATGCAAATCTTCAATCAGCTGAGAGATACGCTAGAAAGATAATCGAAGACTATACTAATCAATATTTTTATCTATATGCAGGCGAAGAGTCAATTTATGGCAATGAGTCAGATACTCTTCCTCTACCATCTAAGATAAACAAGGTATATAAGATTTACTCTAACGATATCCTTCTTGTGGACAACCTATCTACTCCTAAAGTTAATAACTGGTTGTATGATCCAATTGTTTCAGAAAGCGGATTTGCAATAAGAGTAGATAGAACTGACCTACTTGATAATGCAGTATATGTTGCAAATGGTTTGGTCCCCCCAACAATTACAGATACATTCTACGGAGTGTTTTCTAAGGATGTTAAGTACAGATTAGTAGGACAGTTTGGATGGGAATCAGTTCCCGATAAGGTCCAGCTTGCTACAGTTGAATTAATGAAAGACTATTTCTCAAAGGACAAAGTCTGGAGAAACAAGTACATTAAGTCTATTAAGACATTTGACTGGAGCTTTGAGTATAATGCATCGGCATCAAAGGGAACTGGCAATCTATATGTAGACCAGCTTCTTAATCCGTATGTTATTACTCAAATGGTTCTGATCTAATGTATGCCATTATTGATTCAGTCTTTCCTATGCTTATGGATGTCTATAAGCAATTCGATACACAAGACGAGTCAACTGGCGCATTAAAAAAAGAGTGGCAATTTACTAGAACTGTACCATGCAGCGCAAAGGGCACAGTAAGTAACTCATCTTCAAGAACATCAGGGGACAAGCAAGTCTTCGGTAACAAGTATTTAAATGATCAGGTGCTACAAGTAAGAACTGCAACAAAGGTTACCTTTAGAGAAAAGATTACAAATATCAGAAATCTAGACGGTACAGTAATATGGGAAGAAATTAACTTTCCAAATAACACTCCGACAGTATTTGAAGTAATGGGCGTTGTTCCAATGACAGAACCACTAGGTGGAATCGTTGGATATAATGCTACTATAAAAAGATCGGAGAGTCAGGTAATTGGACAGTAGCGTAGCGTTAATACAAGCGGCCAGCGGTCTGGAAAGATTAATGGCTGGATCAGTTCCAGGAGTAATAAAGGATAGCACGGTAGCACAAATATCAGCATTCTTATATTATGAAGCATCTGTCCTATCTAAACTGACATCAAATGCCGAGTTCAAGAACTTATTTAAAACAACTATATTCAATCAAATAGAAAAAGATTTTGGTCAATATGTAGATGCTCAGGCAAGAACAAAGCCTAAAAGCCTACACCACGTATACGAGTGGAACAAGACAGGCAATCCCACCGCTAGATTATTTAATTTATACTTAATTGATACAGGTGGACTTTCATTTAGAATAGGTCGTGATTTTAAATTATCTAAATCAGCAGTGCCATCTAAGAATAAGAAACAAAAGAGAAAATATGTATTTGCAAACAAGGCTTCCGTGATGGAAGAAGGAATGCCCATAGTAATTCGCCCAAGGTCAGCAGAGCGCTTAGTATTTGAATTAGATGGTGCAACAGTCTTTATGCCAAAGGGCACCTCAGTGACCGTCAAGAGGCCTGGTGGCAAGGCAGCAACAAATCAATTCTCATTGACATACGGCAGATTCTTTGGCGGGCAACTAGTAAACTCTTCAATCAAATCCTCTGGCTTCCAAAGAATTTTTAATGCTAAGATAGCAAAAGCCCTGGATGTCCCAATTAATATTAAAAAGGTGCAGTATAGCTTCAGTGCTGGTAAAATAAGGATGCAGGCGGATGCAGCATTAAGTTCATCATTTGGAGGCTCACTATGACAGTAGATTATAAGATAGACGCAATGTTCGAGCTCCGCAAGTTCCTATGGACACAATTAAAGTTGGCGGGAATGTTTGATCAGAATGATTACTATTCAGATAACCTAGGTACTGAGATAATCCCTATTGTTCCAGTCCAGCAATTACCAGAAATGGATCAATTCCTAAATGGCAAGAAGCATATCGTATATGATAAGATCGGCTTGTCATATGAGGAGAACTGGCTGATATGCTGTGAGAAGGTTTTATTCACCCTATATTCAACAGATGTGACAGAGTTGTATGAGATGAGAAACCTCATGACCGACCTATTTAGAAGAATGGACGATTCGGCAAATGATGTCAATATATCAAAGACTAGCAATAATCTAATATTTCATAATATAATGATCTCAGAAACTTCTCCAATTGAGCCATCTCAAGAACTTCAGGGGTTCCTATCAACCGACATAATCCTGGAAGTTAAGTACTCAAGAATCACAGATAGGCTTGGAAGATTTGCCTAGTTGCTTTTAAAGGCTTAATCCAGTAAAATTGGACATAAGAGGAAATGAGCCTAGCCAGCTTGATTTAAAGTAAGTCAATATATATATATTTATTTAATGGAGGTTTTACACATGGCACAAAACATAGGTAATGCTAGAAACATCCTTGTCGGTGCGTCACCACTATTCTTGTCAGTAGAAGATTCTACTACATCAGGATATGTAGAAAACTTAGTTCCAGGTACAGCAGTAGCTGGAGCGGTTGGACGTAACAAGAATGTACCAGCATTTAAGAACGGTACAGCAGGATCAGGTACACCAGTAGTTGGTTATGTAGCAGGAGAGTCATACATCACAACTCTTAACGATGTAGATGTAGACGCTGCAACAGTATCAGCAACAAAAGGCGCTGCATACCGTAACGTAGGTTACACAAATAACGGTCTTCAAATTACTTACAACCCATCATACGGTGCAGTAACAGTAGATCAGCTTCTTGACTCAGCTAAGCTATTCAAGGAAACAATGGAAGTTATGATTGCAACAGAATTCGCAGAAGGAACTCTTGAAAACGTTCTTG